GCGTATCACTGTGCCCACGACATCATCTCGGCGTCTAGTGCTTTGGGATGACTGGGCGAAACTTGAGTCTGTCACAACTCGTGGCACTACGAACGGCGTCGTGATATTTGCCTTCTTGTTTACGCTTTGGTCTTTTGATGGCAACGATGCCGGAACGACGCAAAACGCGTAGCACCCCAGGAGAATGTGACAGATGGCACTGACGGCAGATGAGATCCTCGCGGCGGATGATCTTGGGCTCAAGCGAGTAAGCGTGCCCGAGTGGGGCGGTGATGTGTTTATTCGCGTGATGAGCGTGGGTGAGCGTGACTCGTATGAGCGGAAGTGGATCGGCAAGAAAGAGACCGGCATCGAAAACTTCCGCACGCAGTATCTCGCGGGCGTGTTGTGCGACGAGACCGGGAAGCTCCTGTTTAGCCGCGACCAGATTGACAATCTTGCAATGAAGAGCGGTGCGGTGATGGGCCGTCTGTTCGATGAGGCGATGAAGCACAACCGGATGACAGAGGAGGATGTGAAGGAACTGGGAAAAGGCTGAACGCGAGCCCGACTCGGCGATATATGTTTGCGGTCGCCCGCGACTTGCGAATGACCGTCGGCGAGTTGAGCACGCGAATGGATTCAGCAGAGTTCTCAGAGTGGATCGCGTACAACCGCTACTACTCGGCACTGCCCGATTCGTGGCGTCAAACGGCACTGATTGTCACTGCACTGCTCGCTCCTCATATCAGTAAGGGTGGACGAAGACCAACTCCAGAAGACTTCAACCCGATCGAGACCCCTCCGCAGCACGAATCGCAAGACCTTTCGACGCTTATGCAGTTGAGGCGTGCGTTCGGTCTGGAAGACATAGACCTCAATAAAGATGGCTAACATACTGTCACTGGCGTTGAAGGTCACGGCTGACGCCACTGGCCTAAAGCTCGATCCAGTGCAGCGTGCGCTGGTTGGCTTGGGCGATCAAGCCGACAAGCTGACGGCACAGTTCGACAAGTTCAGTGGTACAAGCGATGCGGCGGCAGCCGCCCAAGGACGATTCGAGCAGCAGGCCCAGGAACTCATCAACACTCTCCGCGATGGCGGCAGTGCTACCGAGTTCGCAGCGGGCTTTGAGCGACTCACTCAGTCGGTGAATGAACAAGCCGCCGCATTTGAGCGTGCCGCCAAGATCACCGAGGCGAATCTGACTCCGCTTGAGCGATTCGATCGCGCTCAGGCGGAACTCAATGAGCAGGTCAACGCTGGTCGGATTTCTCAAGAGACATACGGCAGGGCGATCGAGGCGGCGGCGAAAGGTCTTGACGACGCAGAGCGTGCGTCTCGCGGGCTCGCCGTGCAGCAAAACGAGATTGATGAAGCTGCAACAAACACGACGCTCAAGTTCAACGAACTAAGCGGCATCTTTGCCGCCTTGCCGGGGCCGCTCGGCGACATCGCTGGGCGGTTCTCGGGCATCGCCAGTGCTGGTGAAGGGCTTGCACGGATCTTCTCTGGCGGATTGCAGGTGGGCATCCAAGGTCTTGTCGCGTCAGTCACGGCCCTCATCAATCCGTTCACGCTGGCCGTGGCTGGCATTGCTGCGTTTGGGGCGGCGGCATTGTCTGTTGCTCAAGGCTTACTCAGCCTTGAAGATCGCGTCGAGAGTTTGGGCAACACCGCCGACAAGCTCGGCGTGTCGTTCGGGTTTATCCAAGTTCTTGAAGAAGCAGCGGCTCGGAGTGGCACGAGCGTTGATGCCGTTAGTGCTGCTTTCGGCAGACTCCAGAAGAGCGTGCTCGGCGTTGACGAAGAGAGCAAGGCCGCGCAGCAAGCGTTGGCCGCGATTGGCGTGACCGCCGAAGAACTCGCGGCCCTCGCCCCAGAGGAGCAATACCGCCTGATTGGGCAGCGGCTTGCCGAGATTGAAGATCCGGCAAAGCGAACCGCGACGGCGACGGCACTTTTCGGCAAGGCTGGTGCTGACCTCATTCCGTTCTTCAACGCGTTCGCCCCGGCGACGGATGACCTTGAGCGTTATGGCCGAGCACTAACCAGTCTCGATCGTCAGCGGATTGATGATTTCGGAAGCAGCCTGGACGCCTTGCGTGTTTCAACGCAAGGGCTTGGTCAGGCACTTTTGCTGCCGTTCGTGGGTCTCGCAGATGGCATTGCGAGTGCTTTAGCGGAAGTCACTGCCGGGATAACTAGGGTCGTTGACCCGATTGGCAAACTTCTCGCTCCAGCATTCTCGCAGCTTGGTTCAGTCATTGAGCTAGTCGGCGTCGGGCTCGGCACCATTGGCAGGGTTTTCGGTGCCGTGGCCGCAGCAATCGAGCCCGTAGGAAAGTTTTTGCTTCCGGCCGTAGTAGCACAACTCGTCGCAATGAACGCCGCTGCAATCGCTGGCGGAATCGCGAGTCTTGTGTCGACCTTCGCTGCGGCTGGCGCGGCCGCTGTGGCGTTTGCTACTTCGCAGGGATTGGCGACAGCAGCGACAGCAGTTTTTGGAACGGCGATCCGAGCATTGATTGCTTCAACGGGAATCGGTGCTCTGGTCGTTGGCCTGGGGCTGGCCGTCAACGCTTTGACTGAGTGGTTCACGGCTTCTGAAGGCGTGAATGACCAAATGCAGAAAACGGCAGGAAGTGCTAAATCCGCCGCAGACGAGACCGGTCGGCTTGCTGACGAGTTGGCGAGAGAAGATGCCGCCCTTGCGGAGTCGGCGGCTAAGTCAATCGAAAGCGTGCGGCAAAGTCTGTCGAAGGCCATCGACGCGTCCGCAGAGTTTGGGCAAGCGGGCTTCGATGCGGCACTCCAGTACCAGAATGCAATCGCTGATCTGCAAGCTCGCCTCGACAACGGGCTGATCAATGAGGAGGTTTTCCGCCGTGAGGCCGCTGCCGCCGAGGCGGCTTTCAACTCGCAGCTAGACATTGCGAAGAAAGCGGCGGCAGCGATTGAGGCAAACACCAAGCGAGTCGACGAACTCCTCGGGAAGCGCAATGAAATCTCGCAAGCCGAACGAGACATCAACGCCGTCGCTTTAGACATTGCTCGCACACAGTCTGAAATCGAAGCGGCTCGAGCACGCGGTGCTACGGAAGAGGCGAACCGGCTGGCAGCGAGATTGGCACAACTTGACCAGTTGCAGCAATCTTTGATTGACCGCTCGGATGAAGCGGCCCAGGGCTTCGCCGAGGGCTTTGATGCGGCGTTTCAAGACATTGACGGCGGCATCAATGACCTCATCGACAAAGCCGCCGAGTTTGGCAACGAAGGGGCAATCGCTGCCTCTCAGTTGACCGAAGGGATTGAGAAAGCGAAGGAAGCGGTTCGCGATGGCATTCTCAATGAGCAGGCTTTCCAGGCCGAAGTTGATCGGCAGAAGAAACTCTTCGAGGATCGGGTCTCTGGCCTGCAAGAAGCGGCAAAGATAACAGAGGATCTTTACAAAAAAGAAGCTGCCCTACTCGACAAGCAGTTTGAGATCGAAAAGGATCGAGCCGAGGAGCTCGCTACGATTCGCACTGGGGCTATTCAGATTGATGATTTTCGCGAAGGTGGCGTCGACGCGTTCTTCGATACCCTTCGCGAAGATCCCGCAATCGGCGAGGCACGCAAGCAAACGAGAGAACTAGAAAAGATTCGGCAAGAAATCGCAAAGCTGAATGCCCAGCGTGTCGACATCCTGGCGGGAGCTAGTTGATGGCAATCAAGACCGTAATCGAACTTTCGCGAGAGGGGCAGCAAGGTGAGTCAGTCGAGTTCACCCGCACCTTCCGAGTAGAGCTAACCGCGCCGGTCTCAGTTCGCCTTGTGACTGCTGCCTGTGGAGTCTCGGTTGGCTCGCCGCATCCAGACTTTAGCGGCAGTTTTTGTTACGCTATCTCCACTCAGGAGTCTTTGGCTGAGTCTAGCGACACGGAACCGGGCGAAGGAGCGGCGACAGCGATAGTTGTTGAAGTTGTTGCCAAGTACAGGCCAGAATCTGAGCCCAATCCCTCTGGGGCTGCGGCCTTGCCGTGGCAGCGGCCAGACGTTTGGAGGTTTCAGACTCAAGGTGTTGCGGTTCCAGCACTCTTTTACTACGACGGGCAAACGCAAAAGCCACTGACGAACTCGGCCGGTGATTATTTTGAGGGGCTGACCGTTGATGAGGCACAGCAGAAAGTTACGATCACTGCGAATCGCCTAGCGTTCCCGTCTGCGTTGGCTGCTGCCATTACAAACTGCGTGAATAGTGCTCCGTTCCTCGGGTTTCAAGCTGACTGCGTAAAGGTGCAGGGAATCAGCGGCGAGCTTGTCAGCGAGGAAGTGAACGAAAATACTTACTATTTCTGGAAAATCACGACTGAACTTTTATGTCGACAAACAGGGTGGAATCTTCTGCTGCCTGATGTGGGATTCAACTTCATCGAAGGCGGCCAAAAGAAGCGGGCCGATGTTCTTTTTGAGGGAGAGCCGATTCCTTCCGCAAATCCGATCGCACTCAACGGCAGTGGCGGGAAGGTTGCGGCCGGGGGGTTTCCTGCGCTCTTGAATCGCCGCGTATATCGACAGATCAATATGTCCTCGTTTTTCGGCAACGCGCCGACCTAGGAGTTTTCATGGCCGACGTTTCCTACAGTCTAAATGTGAGCGTGAATGCAGACGCGTTGCGTCAAAACATGAACGCATCGAACATCACTAGCGACTTCGCCACAACTGGGCTTCTAGCTGTCACCCTCAACCTGGGCACCAGCACGCAGGCAATCACCACGGCATCAGCGTCGATCCTTGGGTTGTGCTTCGCTCAGTCACTGGCGACCGCTGGCACGCATACGGTGTCTTTCGGTCGCGTGAGCGGCACGACGCTGTTCGAGACGGTTAGGCTCAAAGCCGGAGATGCCGCTGTGCTGCGTCTCGCCCCAGGCAACTACGCGGCGAAGGCTGACGCCCCGAACTCTCGGCTGCTTCTCCAGATCTTGGAGGAGTGATGAGCACGGCTCGCGTTGACTTCACTCGTGGTGCCGCTGAGAGGATTGCCGCGGTCGTTCGCAAGGTCGAAGGCGGCGACCGAGATGGGATACCGCTGAAGTTCCGCAAGGTGGACGACGGGCTCTCGGGGTCGCCACTCAAGTTGGCGACGTTCACAGCAGATTGGCAGACCGGCGAGTATCAAGTCGTGACGTTTTGGAACGTTACGAGT